ATCAGGATTCACAGATGTACGTAACTTACAAGCACTTGCTAAGGATGCTGTTAATTCAAGCATACGAGAAATACTACAGGTGTCACAAGAGTGGCCCTTTACTCTTACGACTTACACAGAGACACTAGTTGTGGGTACGGGTGTGTACAGCTTCCCTGCAGACTTATCAAAGGTAGATTGGGACACTTTCTACATTAAGAAGGATGCCACACAACAGAATGAACCTCGTAGACTTCCCGTAATTACATACGCAGATTACCTACGTAGTTTTAGNCCATCAGAAGATATAGGAGGCACTACAGCTAGGTCTGTACCTCTGCGTATCTANCAGACACAAGATTCTAAGTTTGGTGTTACACCCATTCCAGATGCTACATATGATATTGAGTACCGCTACTGGTCTTTCCCTTCTGACCTAACAGCATTTAACGACACTTCAATAATACCTGATAGATTTAACACAGTTATTATTGATGGAGCTATGATGTATATCATGCGTTTCCGTTCTAATGATCAGAGTGGACAAGTCCATGAGAAGAAGTTTATGGATGGCATTGACAACATGCGGCGTCTACTACTAGATACACATTTGTATATAACCTCTACTGTAACAGGTAGGCACTTCAATTCAGTAACTGGCGCTCAATAATGGCAGAACAACTATCCACGTTTGCTACACCGTGTAGTGGGGGTCTGTTTAACAACTTAGACCCGCTTACACATGGTGGTCAGTTTGCTGGATCAGCTTATAGGTTAATTAATTATGAACCTGCTCTTCTGGGTGGGTATAGACGTATTAGTGGCTATACAAGGTCTTATGGTGAACTTACAGGTGACTCAAGTAATAGTGTCCCAGTATTAGGCGTTCACGTTTCTGCTGATGTACAGCAGGGTATCTTTGGCACAAGAAAACCTGCTAGTGGTAGTAATTACTTACATTGGTATAATCACTATTACACTGTAGCTGTTACTAATGGTACAGGCACTAACCTTTCTGTAGGTGAAACACTTACAGGCGTAGTAAGTGCTGCAGATGATTCAGGTGTAGCTGCTACAGGCACAATAATATCTACAGCTTCAAATAGTATTGTAGTTAACTTTGGTAAACTTCCCACTGCAATCTTTGCTACAGGTAATGTTATTACAGGTGGTACATCAGATGTATCTACTGCAGTAACAGGCACTCCTACAGTTATAGGGTGGACTGCAGTTGTGTCTAGCTTTGTAGCTAATGACAGAGATGGTGTATGTGCTGCACAAACAACTGCTGGTTCAGCTAACTTAGTTATCAATGGTGCATTACACTCAAGCAATACAATTAACTTTACAACTGCTGCCTCTCAACAACCTAGAAAGGTTACTATCTTTTCTGCAGGTGGAGATGTGTCAGGTATAACTCTCACTATTACAGGTACTGACTACTTAGGTCAAGCATTAGTTGAGATTGTAACTGGCCCAGCAGCAGATGCTACAGTGACTAGTACTAAGTATTTTAATACTATCACACAGATAGCCGCAAGTGGTGCTGTTACAGGTAACATAGAAGTAGGCTCAGGTGCTGGCTTATATAGACCTACAGCCCCAACTATGACAGGTGTTACACAAGTACGCTTTGAAGACTTTAACTGGGGCGCTCCTAAGTTTGCATTAGTAGATGGGATTAACCCAGCAGCTACCTATGATGGTACTAACTACATACAGATTACAGATAGTAATGCTCCTACAGATCCTACTCTAGTCTCAGCTTTTAACAATCACCTATTCTTAGCTGGTGATGCTGCAGCACCTTATCACTTGCACTTTAGTTCACCTGTAGCTGAAACAGACTTTAGCCCTGCTAATGGTGCAGGAGTTATTAACGTAGGCTTTAAGATTATACAGATCAAAGCTTTTCGTGATCAGTTATACATCTTTGGTGCTAATAACATTAAGCGCCTAGTTGGTGACAATCAAGCTAACTTTGTATTACAGAATGTAACAAATAACTTAGGTTGTATAGCACCTGACAGCGTAGTAGAGTTTAACGGAGAGATTATCTTTTTAGCACCTGATGGTGTTCGCCCTGTTTCCGCTACGGATCGTATTGGTGATATTGAGCTTGCAACACTATCTAAGCCTATTCAGTCTATCTTTGAGGATTACACAGCAAACGAAGACCTATCTACAATCAAAACAGTTGTACTAAAAAAGAAGTCCCAGTTTCGTATGTTCTTTCAAGATCAAGAATCTCTAGGTCTTATTGGTGGTATTAGGCGTAGTGGAGAAGGTGGAAGAGGCTTTGAGTTTAGTCAGATTGTTGGCATAGAAGTTAACCAAGTTTCAAGTGGCTATATAGATAAAGAAGAGTTCATTATACATGGAGACTCATCTGGTTTTGTATCAAGACAGGAAACAGGTACTGACTTTAATGGAGCAGATATATTTAGCTACTTTCAAACACCTTTTATTTACATGGAAGACCCAGAAGTTCGTAAGACTATATATAACATCAATACTTACATGAGATCAGAAGGTGTTGTTAGCATAGCTATGGGCGTAGAGTATGATTACGGAAACACAGAAGTGTTATTATCTTCTGATTACGTTATAACTACACAAGGTGCAGCAGCTTTCTATGATAAAGCTAAGTATGACGCACAAGAAATATATGATGGTAACCCTTCTCCTATCAGGTCTACAAACGTGACAGGCTCAGGTAAGTCAGTATCAATTAAATATGTAACAAATGGAACAGACCCCAGCCACACTATTCAGGCTTTTTCCATTACTTACGGTCTAGGGGACAGGAGATAAAATATGGCAGGTTACACACGACAGTCTACTTCAGATATCGTACCCACAGCGGTTGTTAAAGCTGCTCCTATAAATGCAGAGTACAATAAGCTAAGAGATGCTTTTACTTTTAGTAGTTCTGCAACTACAGGTCACAGGCATGATGGTGACAGTGATGAAGGTTCCTATGTACCTCTAATTGCTGACCCAGATAAAAAGAACCACATATCAGTAGATCAAGTAAATAATAGATTCGGCGTCTTTGTAGAAGTAAGTAGTAATGCTGTAGAGCAACTACGGTTTCAGGATGGAGTAGTCGTACCTGTTACAGATAATGATATTGACTTAGGTACTTCTTCACTACAATACAAAGATGCTTATTTACACGGTACAGCCTATATAGATACAGTAAGCATAGGTGACAACGATTATACAGTTATTAATAATAATGCTTACACTGTTAGCTCTGGAAACTTAACAGTTGATGTAGCTGCTGATATTATATTAGATGCAGGTGGTGCTAACGTAACAATAAAAGATGATGGTACATCTATACTTGATATTGCTAACAACTCTGGTGATGTAGAGCTTACTGTAAGTACAGCAGATAAGAACTTTGTAATTAAAGGTACAGATGGTGCTACAGGTATCACAGCACTTGACATTGATATGGCAGATGCTGGAACTGTTACAATCAACCATGATTTAGTTCTACCTGATAACGGTATAATTAAACTAGGTACTGGTGTAGACTTATCACTTACTTCAGATGGAACTAATGCTACTATTGCAGCACCTAATGGTACACTTACTATAGATGTTAATGCAGATATTACTATTGACGCTGGTGGTGCAGATATCTTATTGAAAGATGGTGGTACTGACTTTGGATCTTTAACTAACAATGGTAATAATCTTTTAGTTAAGTCAGGCACTACTACAGCAGCAACCTTTGCAGGTGCTAATGTAGACTTTGCTGGTACAGTAGATGTAACAAGCACACTTACTGCTGATGCTGGCCTTACTGTTGCGGGTGCTACAGCGCTTAATGGTGGCCTTACAATGGACACTAACAAGTTTACAGTAGCTGATACATCTGGTAATGTTGTAACGGCTGGTACTCTTACAGCTACAGGTTTAACTACACTTAACGGAGGTCTGACTGTCAACGGTGGCAACTTAGACATGAACGGCAACGTTGATATTAGTGGTAACTTGGTTGTAAACGGAACAGTCACTACGCTTGACTCTACTAACACTACTATTAAAGACTTGTTGATAGAGCTTGGAACGGGTGTAACAGGTACACCAGGAAATGATGCAGGTATTGTAATTGAACGTGGCAGTGCAGCTAATGCCTTTATTGGCTATGATGAATCTGCTGACAAGTTTATTGTAGGTACAGGTACTTTCACAGGTGCTAGTACAGGTAATCTAAGCGTTACCAAAGGTATTATGCAAGCTGGTTTAGACTTTAGTTCTAGCTCTGTTACAGATGGTACTACAACAATAGCTGGCTTCAAAGATGAAGATGACTTTGCTTCAGACAGTGCTACACACTTAGCAACTCAACAATCTATTAAAGCATATGTAGCTACCATTGCAGGTCAGTCCAACAATGTAGTTGGTCTTACATCTACTGCTGCTGAATTAAATTTACTTGATGGTAGTGCAGTTACTCCTGCAGCCTTGACAGTAGCGGATGCTGATGGTATCATTGTTTTAGACGCATCAGCAAATACAACTAAAAACATTAGGGCAGATAGTTTAGCAACTTACTTTACAACTAACGTAAATGTAGCGGCTTCAACAACTACCTTTACTAATAAAACTTTAGACCAAGATGCTACAGGCAACAGCATAACTAATATTGCTAATGCAAGTATCAAAGCTTCGGCGGCAATAGACGCAACTAAAATTGCGAATGGGACTGTTACAAGCACTGAGTTTCAATATATTGGAGGGTTAACCTCTGATGCTCAAACACAACTTGATGCAAAGCAAGCAGTAGTATCTGGTGTAGACAATACAGAAATAGGTTATTTAAATGGTGTTACATCAGCAATACAAACACAATTAGACACCAAAGCAACAACAGGCAAAGCTATTGCAATGGCTATGGTCTTCGGC